GATCAAACAGACACCTTTCAATACGAGTTAGCTAAGTTAGTTTACAGGTTTAAAAGTGAATACGATCTTAACGATTATACAATAGCAGGATGCCTGGACTTCTGTAAGCTGTCAGTACTAACAGAAACAGATGATGTTATCTTTAACCCTGACTTAGCCACCGATGAAGAAGATACTGAAGAAGACAATAACATCACCTTCTGATAAAAGATTTAACGGAAAAATGCGAGGTATCGTTTTAGTTGAAAAAATCTGAGAGGCTTACGCTATATACGCACGCGTTAATTACCCCCGCATACCCGTAAGATTATTATATACCGGGGGGATAGTCTTCGCACAATATATATTATGTCTAATTAGACTTTGGTGTAAGTACTAAGAGCATCAACGATTTACATCATAATGAGAGCTTGTTATCAATAAGGCTCTTGTTTTACTCGTGTAAAGCTATCGGATAATCATCAATTGCAATAAGTATGTACTTACATTGTTAGTGTAGTTAGTACATTTATGTATTTAGTGTATTTACACTTGTATGTTCTTTTCGCTTTCAAAGTTCTTTTTTCATTTATTATTGAAACGATTGAAACGATTGAAACGATTGAAATAAGTTAGAACCTAGTTAAACACTAGCAATCAGCCTTTTCACTCTCGTAAACTATTGTTATTCAATTCTTTATAGTCGAGATGGCTTTGACTTAGTATAGATCAGTAAACTTTTTTCATTTTTTATTTCGCTGATTTACAACGATTTAGAGCAATATTGAAAAATAATGTTTGCTCTATTTTGCTATTCTGTCAAAAGGTAAAAGCATGAACAATACTACTACCAAAAAACCTAACTTCAGCGAATCTCAAAAGACTTTACTTAGAGAAACTTTTCAAGGTATTACTGATTATTGTAATGACTCAGAATATGGCAGAAATAATGTAGAGCTTTACAAGAAAGATTTAAACCACTTAATCAATGTCAATATCAGATGGGGAGAAACTTTAGAAACCGCTGTTGATAACGCTTATTGGGCTGTTATCGGTGCAATAGATGTCGACAAGCAATTAGATGCTGAATCTTAATAATAAACCAAAACCAAAAACCAAACCTATACTTATGAAATTATTAAAACCATTCCAACCAAGTAACAAAGACCAAAAGTTTTACACCTTTGAGGGCGACGTTTACAGAAGTGATAATTTGCAACTTGTGAGAAAAGACGTAGCAAAACACTATCGGCAAATCGATTCAATCAATAAATTAAAATCTAGTTTGCGTGCCGGCGAGTATACTTTTCCCGGATCTTATAGATTGTTTTTTATTACCAATGACGGATGTGCTTTAAGCTTTTCGGCTGTGCTAGATAACTTGCAATCAATTTATTATTCCATGATGCACGGCATTAATGACGGCTGGAATGTTGTTGGCATGGGCTCTGTGACAGAATGTGATAATGAAGTGTTTTGTGATCACACGGGCGAGGAAATTTGCTAATAACTATTAATAACACCAAAACCAAAACCAAAATGAGAATAAAAATTAAACAGCTTGAAATGTTAACCGCTGACTTAAACAAACTATTGAACCGCCCTTTAAAGCCTTATGAAAAGGACAACGGCAAACTTACCGCACAAATTGGTAACTTTCATTTATATCAGGCTTATGGTGCTTTTGGCTTGCATGAAATGAGAAATGAAGGTGGCGGTGTAAAAGAAACAATAGGCTTAGGCACTAAAAAAGAATTGTACACCGCTTTGCACAAACTTATTCAAGGCATTGAACTTGCAACCGCTTAATACTATGAAATCAAAACTTTTAAACCTACTTAAAGAGTTCTTAATCTACAATGTAATATTCGGGAGCTTTTGGCTCTTTCTATTGCTCGCCATTTGTGCAAGCAATTAAAACTTACCTATCCACACCTAAAATACTTAATACTTATACTTATGAAAAACATCGATCAAAAAATCAAAGCAATCCAAGCTTCTATCTTTTCAATCCTTGAAGATTATTTACCTAGTTATGACGAAGCAGGGGAAAGTGAGTCTATACAAATGACTTTTAGCACTTGCGATAATCTTGAAGAATTAAATTTTCAATCTGGAGACAACTCTTTTTCTGGTGCTTGTTATTTCCACAAACACTGGGCTGTAACGGAATTAAGTGTAGATGACGACCTTGAAGAATTGTCTATCGACCTTGCCGAACAACTTGCCGATTGCGTATTGCTTGCAAACTGACCTTTAAACCTTACCTGTACACATGAAAAAACACTATAGAATCACTGGCAACGGCTTCATTTGCCTATTTAACAACGGAATTAAAACTTCTACTCACTTTTACAGCAAGGGTGATGAACTTGAACTGGAGGCGTTCGGATATGAAAGAATTTGAAATTGAAATGTCGGCTACAACTTACCGCACTTTTACCATCACCGCTGAAAGCTTAGAGGATGCTGAAGAATTAGCTTTTCATGCTTTGGATAATGACGAAGAAATAAGCGGGGCATGGAAAGATGAGGCACGCATTGTGGAAACCAAAGAAATAACCGAGCTATGTCAGTAACCATCTACCTAACCGATCATAACGGCAGAAAGGTTGCTTTCTTTTATCGAATAGACAATGAAAGATACCTTACCTGTCCTCAGCTTTTATGGAGTTGCCGAGATCATCCGGAGTACCAGGGAACGGCTGAATCAAAGGAGCACTTTATGGAGCAATGCAAGGGTGTTATCAAAATGATTAACCGAAACTTACCTGTCCGTGAATCTAAAGAGCTATTGATGAGCGAAGCGAGCAATGGCGATAGGAGCGAAGCGACTAAGACTTGTGATGTTTGCGATAAAAGCTTGCTTGGCATGGAACGAGAGGGTACAACCTGTGACGAACATAACTTTAACCGATAAAAATGACAAAAACTAATCCATCCGACTTATCCACGCTTGACGAGCCGAGCTTGGAACATTTAATCCAATATTACCTAAAGCTTAAACATCGGATGCCTCATAATTTACGTGTCCGTGATAGGCTGATTGAATTGCAAGATGAACTACTAAAGAGAACTACTACTACTAATGAAAAATAATCCTACTATTACTTACATCCTAGCTTATATGTTCAAAGATATAAAAGGTAACTTACAAGATCGTTACATTACTTACGAAACACTAGCAGAAGCACAGGAAGCATACGACAATGAAATCATTAATGATAATTGTTACTCATGCAACATCTGCAAAGTAATTAAATCAACCGACTATTAAAAGATGACAATGATTGACTTATTCTGTTTTGCGGTAGTAGCTATTCTATTTACCGCTTGGATGTACCGAGATTAAATTACCTATGAATAATAACCGAGAAATATTACTTGACCCGATTGACATGACCGAGGAACTGATGTTCCATATGTTTAATAACGATATGAACCGAGAGTTGAGTGGTAGGTTTTTAGACCTTTACCTGTCCTTACAACTCTATAAAGAACATTTGGAAAGGATCGAGAGAGATGCAGATTCCTAAGAAATATTTACATAACAGCGGTAACTTAAATCAAAAAGCTTTACAGATTGAAGGTAACTTTAAGAAGAATGATGTTCATCCGAGATGTAGTTCAATAGTCTTCAAGCAATATACTAAACGCACTGGAGAAATTAAGCAGGTATGGGAAACTCTTGAAGTTAGTATTACTAATTTAAAAAAGCGTAAGTTTTGTAACATGACTTCAGAAAAACAGAATCATATAAGAGATGGACGAAAGAGATGGGTGTTAGAAAATATTGATAAGGTAAAAGAGTACAAAAGAAAAGAAAGTCGAAAGCATCGGAAGAAAAATAGTAATAGAGCTATTGCTTGGAATAAAGAAAATAACAAAAGAAGAAAAGAAATAACTAAGAGATACAGGGAAAGGCACAAAAGCAATCCTCAGTATGCAGTCAAAAATAAATTAAGAGATCACATGCGTAGGATTAGACCCGGATTTAAAAGCGAATCTACGGCAGACATTTTAGATTGTACTATTGAACATTGTTGTAATCACTTAGAGTCTCAGTTCACCGAAGGTATGACATGGGATAACATGGGTAAAAGCGGTTGGCATATCGATCACATCATTCCGTGTGCGTTCTTTGACCTGACCAAACCGAACCACCAAAAGGTATGTTTTAACTGGCAAAATCTTCAGCCTTTATGGGAGTCAGATAACTGTGCAAAGGGTGATAAGATTCCGTGGTATGTTTTGTTGACAATCTTAATGAACAACTGCAAAACCATAACCCTATGAACGGAGTAAACTACGACAATTGGCTGAACAGCAACAACCCATACGACAGAGACTATGAACTGGAAGAAGAAAGAGAGTATCATTTGGAGAACATTAGCGTACTTAAAACCGAAGAGGATATTGAGGAGTACATACGCTACTACAAAATCGAAGACCCAAGAGAAGAGTGATTTGTTTTGGGAAGCAGAAGCTGACATATTAACCGAGGAAATTCGTGAACGATATCAACGAGGAAATAACTGACCTACCCTTTGATTGGACTGGACTCGATCATAAAGCTATCCGTGAAGGGTTCGATTGGTTCTTTAGTAACAACCAAATAACAGGCTTTAAGCGTGACAAGTTCGGGCGTTATGTCCGAGACGAGGACGGCAAGTTAATTGCTCATCGCACATCTAAGAAGCGTTACCTACCCAGAGTTTGGTTCAATAATTTAGACCAGAAATGAGTACTGAAAAAGGACACACTTGGAGGATGCGTGAGTGGGGACGGACACAATATCGTAACCGACAAGCAAAGCTACGGGCAGAGGGTGAATCAAGTAAGACTGAAGCTTCAAAAAGAATGCTTAAAGTCATGGCTCCAAGGTTAGGTAAAAAGGTAGAGGATTTCATGCACATTTTTGGGGGCAGTACCAACCACACAACACCGCTTTTTCTTACCTTCATATTAGATATGTGTCCGTACCAGGTGGCAAGTTCTGCATTGCAAACATTCCTGGACAACTTACAACAAAATTTACCTGTCAGTAGGATGGCGTATAAGATCGGGAAAGCATTTGAGAACCAAGCACGATGGGAAAAAGCATTAGAGACTATGCACCCGAACAAGCTTGATCTGTTGGCGTTGGATGACAGGAGTAAAGCAATGAAGCTTAAACAATTCTACGACTACGAGGAAGACAGGTTCACGCTATGGGACAGTAAGTGTAAGACTGCACTCGGTGCTTGGTTATTGGAGGAGATACGCATAGAGACTGGACTTTTTCAGATTGGATTCAATACCGGTGGTCAGAAGAGTTTCAAACCTGAACGAATCGTCATGCCAACTGCTGATTTTACAGACTGGATACAACGATTTGATGCGTGGAAGGAGACGACTCGTGTCTTTAAGATGGCATTACCTGACCGTCCTGTTGATTGGTACGGATTATTAGGTGGCGGGTACAGCGTTAAGCATATGCCTCCACAAAAGTTTATAACAGGTAAACCAGTTGATTGGTTCAAGGACTATGAGAAGAGCTACGGACACGCCATGCGAGCAGTTAATAACTTACAGAAAGTGCCGTGGCAGATCAATACGGAGATGTTAGATGTCTTGTTAAAATGTTGGGAGGATGAGCGTGTCGTTGGAAACATCCCTAACTTTGGTAAGATACCAGAACAACCGAGGTACGTTGGGGAATGTCCACACGAGTTACGAGCTTGGAAGTTAAAACAAAAAGATATTAAGACTGCTAACGAAAGTAACAGTAGTAAGCGGTATCAAACCTGTCGTATCTTACACTTAGCTAAGATATATAGTAAGTGGGATGAGATGTACTTTCCATATCGATGTGATTACAGAGGTCGAGTGTACGCTATTCCCTACTACTTACATCCACAAGCCAGTGACTTAGCCAAGAGTTTGTTAGACTTTAAGAACGGTCAGCAAGTGGTTGATGAAGAGGACTTGGAAGCTGTACTTGTACACGGTGCTAACCTGTGGGGAGTAAAAGGTACACGAGATGAACGCACTCAGTGGGTGGAAAAACGCAAAGACTTTATACTTGAAGCAGCCAATGATCCACACGGGACCGATTGGTGGACGGAAGCAAGTGATCCGTTTTCTTTCTTACGATTTTGTTTTGAGTATAAGAAGTTTACAGAGGAAGGATACGGCTATGTGTCTTACTTACCTGTGCGTCAAGACTGTAGCAACAACGGTATGCAAATACTTAGCTTATTGTTACGAGATAAAAAGATCGGACGGATGTGCAACCTGGTGGAAGATGACCAAGCTAATGATATGTACACAGAGTTTGCAGATATGGTCTACAATGAGTTGAAACAGGACGGAGGCACACTTGCAAAAAGCTGGATGCAGTACGGGTTCTCTCGCAAGCTTGCTAAGTTAGCTGTGATGAACAGACCATACGGTGCTACCCATTATAACTTGGTACAAGATTTATTTAAAAGTATAGGAGTTAATCATCCGTGGACAAGCACAGGTGAGATGTTAACTGCTGTTATTTGGATCAGTAATATCATCAACCGATTAGCTAAGAAAGTTTGTCGTCCTGTTAATAGAGTGATGAACTTTTTAAGAGAGAGTGTACGAGCTTTAGGATACGACAGTGCTATTACATGGACAACACCAACAGGATTTAAAGTAGTGCAGAGCTACCGCAAGTATAAGAAGATAAATGTAGAGAGTGTCTTTCAAAACTTGAGTGTCACGATACAAGCTAATGAACTGGGTGATAAGATTGATCCGAAGGGACAAGGCAATGCAGTGACTGCTAACTTTATCCACAGCTTAGATGCGTGTATCGTACATCAAGTAGCAAACAGTGTTGACTTTGACCTCGCAACAATCCATGACTGTTTCGTGACCCATGCTTCTCACGCTAGAAAAATTAACAGTTTAGTAAGACTAATGTACACTAAGACTTTCACTATTGATCTCCTGACAGAGTTCCGAATGGAGCAAATCAATAACAATCCAAAAGCAGAACTTCCATCCGTGCCGGAACTTGGTGACCTTGATGTCTCCGCAGTAAGTCGTATGAAGTATCTGCTTTCTTAAATCAAATAAAACACACTGAGAAATATGACAGTAAAAGCTAGAAAGAAACACGATATAATAAAAGCACAAGGCACAGCTAGATATGCCCACTTAAATGAACCTAACACACGGTTTGATGAGTATGGTGTATGGAGTTGTGATCTTGTTATTGACGACGCAACTAAACAAGAAATTGTAAACAAAATTAAACCAGTCTACGAAGCTGAATTGAAAGCTGTGGCAGATGAGAATCCTAAGAAGAAGATTGAGCAGAAGGGATTACCTTTTACTGAAGTAGATGGTGGACATATGTTGAAAGCTAAACTAAAAGCTGGAGGCAGAAGGAAAGACGGTAGTGAGTATCGACTATCTATCGCTTTGTTTGATAGCCAAGGTAATAAACTACCAGAAGATGTGCAGGTTTGGGGCGGTAGCAAAGTAAATGTAGCATTTCGTCCAAAGTTTTGGTATGTACCAAGTCAGGGGTTTGGGGTAACCTTTGAGTTGAGTGCTGTGCAAGTGATCGAGTTAGCCAACGGTGGTGTAAACAGTCCAAGTGCAGACGCATTCGGATTCACTTCGGAAGAAGGATACATCGCTAATGGAGGTGAAGACTTGACCGGAGCATTCGATGCGGAAAAGACGGAAGAACAGACGCTCACAGCGAACTTCTAATTACCGTAGCGGATTCGAAGCTAAACTCGCACACCAATTAAAGCGTGGTGGTGTTAGCTTCCAATACGAAACTATAAAGTTAGAGTACAGAAAGACTGCTACTTACACTCCCGACTTCATACTACCTAACGGCATCATCATTGAGGCTAAAGGTTTATGGACAGTGGAGGATAGAACGAAGCACCTACTAGTCAGAGAACAACATCCACACCTAGACATCCGACTAGTATTTATGAACGCTTCTAATAAGATTCGTAAGGGAAGTGACACCACCTACGCTGCTTGGTGTGATAAAAAGAATATACTATATGCAAACAAAACTATACCGAAATCATGGCTTTCACAGCAACCCATCAACCATGCGATAAGTGCGGATCAAGTGACGCATTGTCCACCAACGACGACGGTAGCACCCACTGTTTCAGTTGCGACAATCACACTGGAGCCGGACGAATGAAGAATGAATCAAGCTCCCCAAC